TTTCGTTTGGAGCCACGCATGCCGAAGAAGGGCACGAAGAAGGGCGGCAAGGGCGGTTACTGATGCCCGACCGCGACGCTAAGGGCCGCTTTCCGCGCGGCAACGGCGCCGGCAAGGGCGCCGGATGGGGCGGCCCGGCCAACGGCAGCAGCGCCAGCCGCATTGATGCCGGCGAGTATGGCGAGCACGTCCGCGCTCTCGCGCGCGACCCCAAGCACGCGGAGGCCAAGGCGGCGCTCCGCGAACTCTACCTGACGACGCTGGTGCAGGTTGCCGTCACGGCGCCCGAGGCGGGCGCGCGCGTCGCGGCTGCCGACAAGCTGGCGGACCGCGTGGACGGTAAGGCCAAGCAGCCCGTTGAGAACTCCGGGCCAGACGGCGGGCCGATGGTCATGGAGTGGCACATTGTCAACGCTGAGGATCGAGACGCCGGCAGCGTTTAGGCCATTCCTTACGCCCGCGCGCTACAAGGGCGCGCATGGCGGGCGCGGCTCGGGCAAGTCGCATTTCTTCGCCACGCTGGTTGTCGCGACCGCGCTATCCAAGCCGGGGTGCCGCATCGTCTGCGTCCGCGAGGTGCAGAAGTCGCTTAAGGACAGCGTGAAGCGGCTGGTAGAGGACAAGATACAGGGCCTCGGGCTTGGCCCGCGCTTCGATCCGCAGCGCGACGAGATCAAGGTGCGCGGCGGCGGCGTGATTGCCTTCCAAGGCATGCAGGATCACACCGCCGAAAGCATCAAGTCGCTAGAGGGCTTCTCGGTCGCGTGGGTGGAGGAGGCGCAAAGCCTCTCGGCGCGGTCGCTGGAGCTGCTGCGCCCGACCATCCGCGCGCCAGGTTCGGAACTCTGGTTTACGTGGAACCCGCGCGCGGCGTCCGATCCGGTTGACCTGCTGTTGCGCGGGTCGGGCACGCCGCCGGGCTCCGTCGTGCGCCGCGTCAACTGGCACGACAACCCGTTTTTCCCGGCCGAACTCGACGCCGAGCGGCTTTTTGACAAGCAGCACAAGCCGGATCGCTATTCCCATATTTGGGAAGGCGATTATGAGCCGGTAGCTATCGGCGCCATTTGGGATCGCGCGACGATCAACCAGCAGCGCCGCGTTGATGTGCCGGAAATGCGCCGCATCGTGGTGGCGATTGACCCGGCTGTGTCGTCCGTGCCGGGCGCCGACGAACACGGGATTATGGTTGTCGGCGTTGGGCAGGATGGGCGCGGCTATGTGCTGGACGATCTGTCCATGCGCGGTGCTCCGCACCAATGGGCCGCGCGCGCGGTGGCCGCGATGGATCGCTGGCAGGCCGACGCGGTAGTGATCGAGCGAAACCAAGGCGGCGATATGTGCCGCCATACGCTGCACAGCGTGCGCCCGTATCTGCGGGTGATCGAGGTGACGGCGACGCGCGGCAAGCATGTGCGCGCGGAGCCTATCGCGGCGCTCTACTCGTTGGGCCGCGTGTCGCATGTCGGCACGTTTGACCGGCTGGAACAGCAGATGTGCCAGATGACGGCGGCGGGATACGAGGGCGACGGCTCTCCGGATCGCGTTGATGCGCTGGTGTGGGGGCTAACCGAGTTGTTCCCAACGGTGAGCGTTGGGGCGCCGAAGCCGGCTCGCGAGGAAGCGCCGGCCTATGCGGGAGCGGGCTCATGGATGGGGTGATGCCAGCGCCGTCGCCCGCTGCTGTGCTGCTGCGCCGCAAGGCGAGCGAATTGGAAAACGAGGCGGGCGCGGTTGAGCGGGGCTTGCGCCAGCAAGTAACCGCGCCGGCTGCGCTGCGCGCTTTGGCTGCGAACCTTCGAAATGCGGCCGAGCGTATCGCGCCCGGCTTTAGGGGCGAGTGATGGACGGCATGACCGCCGCGCCGCGCGAGGTGCTGCGCATCGTCAACGCGGGCGTGCGCTACGGCGTCGCCATCACCGGCAAGGTCGCGTGGCTGCCGCCCGAGATGTGGGCGCCGGCTGCGGAACTACAGCGGCGCATGGACGCGCTCAACGCGGAGGCTGATCGCTTGAACAAGCTGATTGCAGCCGCGCAGCAGGCGGCCGACGAGGCGGGGGGCGTGCAGACGCCTTGGCGCGAAGAATGACGGCCTACGCCATCCCTACACGGGAGGAGCGCGAGCGCGCCACGCGCGAGGCTTTTGCGCGCCTGTTTGCGCGCCTGTCCGTGTGGGAAAAGCATCGCGCCGACATGCGGCGCCAGTTGGATGCGGCGGCGGCTGAGTGCGCGTTGGTGCTGGCCGCGCGAGGGCGTTCCAATGCCTGACACCACGATTAAGGACGCGCTGGAGCGGTTCGACCATTCGCAGTCGGGCAGCAGCCACAACCGCGAACACGCGCTGGAAGATATCCGCTTCGCGCGCCTGTCCGAGCAATGGCCCGCTGAGATCGTCAAGCAGCGCCGGCTTGAAGGCCGACCGTGCCTGACGGTCAATCGGCTGCCGTCGTTCATCCGCCAGGTGGTCAACGACGCGCGCCAGAACAAGCCGGGCCTTAACGTGGTGCCGGTGGACGGCGGCGCGGACTACGACACCGCGCAGATCATCGCGGGCCTGCTGCGCGCCATTGAGCGCGGTTCCAACGCGGGGGTCGCCTACGACACCGCGATTGAACACGCGGTGACGGGCGGCTTCGGGTTTTTCCGCGTCACGACGGATTACTGCCACGGCGAGACCTTCGACCAAGAGTGCCGGATTGAGCGGGTGCCGAACCCGCTTTCCGTGCATTGGGATACCAATTCCACCGCCTTCGACGCGAGCGATTGGGAATACGCTTTCGTCTCGGATGACCTGACCGAGGCCGAGTTTAAGCGGCGATACCCGAAGGCCAAGCCGGTCTCGTTCGAGGCTGGCCACGGCGACGACGCGCTCAACGATTGGGTGGGCCAGAACAAGGTCCGCGTTGCGGAATACTGGCTGCGCACCGAGAAGAAGCGGAAGATCGTGCTGCTTTCGGACGGCAGCGTGATGAAGCTGGACGATCTGGACGCGCTGGTGCCCGTCGAGGTCATGCCGGGCGTTGTGTCCGAAGTGCCCGCGCGCGTCGCGATGGAGATTGCGGGCGTGTCCGTGGTCCGCGAGCGCGAGGCATCATACTACGAGGTCAAGCAGCGGTTTATTTCCGGCGTCGAGGTGCTGTCCGAGGCCGATTGGGGCGGCAGCATGATCCCGATTTGCCCGGTTTGGGGCGAAGAGGTGTTCTTTGAGGGGCGGCGCTATTTTAAGTCGCTGGTGCGCGATGCGCGCGATCCTCAGTCCATGCTGAATTTCTGGCGCTCCGCGTCCACCGAACTCGTCGCGCTGGCGCCGCGTGCGCCGTTCCTTGTGCAAGAGGGCTCGATCCCGGACGGCGCCGAGGGCGGCAAGTGGCAGAGCGCCAACACGCGCAGCCATGCCTATCTGACCTATCGCGGGCCGATGATGCCGCAGCGCCAATCCTTCGCGGGCGTGCCTGCTGGCGCGCTGCAAGAGGCGCTGAATGCCGCCGATGACATGAAGTCCGTTATCGGTATCTACGACGCATCGCTTGGCGCGCGGTCTAACGAGACATCGGGCCGCGCGATCATGGCCCGCCAGCGCGAAAGCGACGTGGCCACGTTCCACTTCGTGGACAACCTGTCGCGCGCGATCCAATACATGGGCCGCTGCCTCGTGGAGGTGATCCCGAGCGTTTACAGCACGCGCCAGGCCATCCAAATCCTTGGCGAGGACGAGGCGCCGAAGATCGTGCAACTCGGCCAGCGCAGCGGGGTGGCGCCGACGCCGGAAGATCCGAACGGCAAGCTCTACGACATGAGCGTTGGCCGCTACGACGTGGCCGTGAAGGTCGGGCCTTCCTACGCGACGCAGCGCGAGGAAACGCGCGAAGTGCTGATGGAACTCATCAACAGGCAGCCCGGCGCCGCGCTGGTGTTGGGCGACCTGCTGGTGAAGAACATTGACGCCCCTGGGATGGAAGAAGCGGCAAAGCGTATTCAGCTTCTCCAGAAGATGGAGTTGGTGAAGATGGGCTTGCCGCCGGATGTGGACCAAGCGATTGCCGCGATTGAGCAGCAAGGCGCGGCGCCGCCGGGCGCGATGCCGGTTGATCCGATGATGCAAGGGGCGCCGCAGGGCGCCCTTCCTGTTTCTGGAGGCATGTGATGCCCGATTTTACGCTTGGCGCGCTTAACGCGGCAACGGAGCCGGTGCCGATTGGCACGGGGACGTTTACCTTCGATGTGTCGGGCACCTTTTCCGGCACGGTGCAGTTGCAGCGGCAACCGCGCCCGGACGGGGCGTGGCAGCCGGTGTCGCTGTCCGTTTTTGGCGGCACGCCGGCCAATTATACGGCGCCGACCGGCGTTATCATGGGTGAGGGCTCGGCGCTTGAGCCTGACGCGCGCGTGCGCGCCGTGATGACGGCTTATGTTTCGGGCGCCGCTACGGTTCGCATCGGTCGCTGATCGTGTTTTCGCCAGCCGTCTCCCTTCTGGCGCGTCCGTCGCTGCGATCCATGCTACGGAGCGCCGACGACGGGCTAATTTCGCCGGGAACGTTGGCGGCTCCGCTGACGCTCTCCCGCGCGCAAGTCTCGGCGTTCTCGACTGCGCTGCTGCCCAATGAGCAAACGTGGGTGGAGTTCGGCGCCGATGTGCCGCGCTTTGACGGCTCGCCGCGCTGGCTGGTGATCGAGGGGCAGCGGACGAACCTGATGACCACGGCGCGGGCGCCGGCCACGGAGACGGTGACCGTCACGGCGGCGGCGCATGTGCTGTCTTTCGTCGGCACGGGCTCAATCACGCTGTCTGGCGTGGCGACGGGCACGCTGTCGGGGACCGGCGAGACGACGCGCGTGTTCCTGACGTTCACGCCGACTGCCGGGGCGCTGACGCTGACGGTAGCGGGTTCGGTTTCGCTGGCACAGTTGGAGTTGGGCGCGTTCGCCTCGACGCCGATTTTGCCGCCGGTTGGTGCGCCCGGCGCGAGCACGCGCGGCGCGGACCTCATCACCGCGCCGCTGTCCTCGCGCGGCATCCCGGCGTCGGGCGCTTGCACGGTGCTGATGACGGCCATGATCCCGCAGAACGCGCCGGCCGGCATGAGCCAGATGCTCATGCAGATCGACAGCGGCGGCGACGGCAACAGGTTTGGCATCCGCAACGCGGCCGGCGGCGCGAACGTGGTCGGCTTCCGCTCGACGGCCAGCGTCCTTGCCGACAGCACCGCAGCGGTCATGACGGCCGGCACGCCGTTCCGCTGCGGCCTGTCCATCGACGGCGCGGGGCGCGCGGCGTTCAGCTTCAACGGCGGCGCGGCGGTCGCGGTCACGGGTGGCCCGACGAGCGGCCTGACGACGCTGCGGCTCGGCAACGCCGCAGCCGGCGTGACCGCGCTGTTCGGCGAGGTGGGCACGGTGCAAATCCTGCCCGCCGTGCTGTCCGACGCCGACCTTGCCGCGCGCGTCGCGGCGCTGCCCCTGTGAGCGAGGACACCATGGACGATCCGAACGCTTGGGTGTGGCAGGGCTTCTTTGGGCCGATGGCTGCCGCTGCGGCGGGCAAGGCGATCACCGACGCGGACACGCGCGCGGGCGTGTGGGTGCCGCTGCCGGGCGAGCCGCCGCGCGCGGTCGATGTTGACGGGGCGATGGGCATGTTTGCGGTGCAGACCCGCGTGAACGAGCCTGTGCCGCGCCCCGAGGGTCTTCTTGAGGCTGCTCCCGATCTTGTCGGGCGGCTGGTCAACGCCTGATGTCCTTTTCGATCCGCCATAACCGCGTTCCTAGCGCGCTAGGGCCGGATCATCTGCTGACGGGCACGGTGCCGGTTGCGAACCTCGGCACGGGCACGCCAAGCAACGCGACGTTCCTGCGCGGGGACGGCGTGTGGGCTGTTCCTGCCGGAAGCGAGCTTGCTGTAACGCAGGCGTCAAGATCGGCCGCGCTGTCTATTCCAAATAACACTTGGACGCTGATACCCTTTGACGTTTCGGTGCTTAACCCAGTTGGCGCGCACAGCGCGACCGTCAACAATTCGCGGATTACAGGCGCGGTAGGATACACCCGCGCGCGGATAACTTGCGATGTTGCGCTGGCGGCGAATGCGACCGGCGGGCGAATTGTAGAAGTCCGCATGAACGCAGGCGGCGTCCATGGCGCGGGCACCATTATAAGTGGCGCCACATTGTCAGGAAACAGCACAATCGACGCCGTTTTTCACTCGTCGCCAAAGGTCATTCCGTTTTTGCCGACTGATTACGTCGAGGCATTTGTATTCCAAAACCGGGGCGGCGCCCTCAACCTCACAAGCACGTTTTTTCAAGTCGAATATTTGCCGTGATCGCCCGCATCGCCATCGCGCCGGGACACGACTTGCCCGCCATCGCGGAAGCCGCCGGCAACGGCGCGATGAAAGATCGCTGGTATGCCTACGGCCGGCTCTACGTCCGAGGCGTCACGCAAGCCGCGCTGGAAGCAGCGGCGCAAGTGACCACCGACCAATCCCGCACGGCATAGGGCCGCTGCGGCGTAACTGAGGCTACCACATGTCAGAGGATACCGACGCCGCCGCCCCGCCGGGGAGCGACAACGGACCTGCGCCCGCCGACGCAATCGAGCAGGCCGCGCCTTCCCCCGAAAGCACCGATAACGCGGTGCCGTCCGGCGAAGGCGAGGCCGTCGAAACCGAAAGCGAAGCCCCCGAAGAAATCGAATTCGATTTCGGCGGGGACAAATTCCGGGTGCCGAAGGGCGCCATCCCGGATGACGTTGCGGAGCAGCTTGGAACGCGCCTCAAAGGCGCGTGGTCCAGCATCACGCAAAAGAACCAGACGCTTGCCGAGCAAGCCAAGGCGTTGGAAACGGAACGCACCGTCGTCCAGCGGCTGGCGCAGCTTAAGCAAGGCGAACTGGAAACCTACGCCAAGGGCCTGTCAGTCGCTAAGGAAATCGAGGAA